AAAGCCAAAACAATAACCCACTTGTTAGAATTGGTTTATTAAAAATGATAAAGTAGTTTTTTTCTTTAAAAGATGTTGTTTAAAGTATTAGCGATAGTTAAGCAAATAATTAATAAATACAAAACCTACGTAAAAAAAGGGCGTGGGTTTTGTTTAAAACCCAAATAAAGACAAAGATATGGATTCAAAAGAAAAAGCAAAAGAATTAGTAGACCATTTTATACAAAGAACCAGAAATAACAACGAACCCAGTATGTCTTACAATAGAGCGGTTAAATCAGCTTTAATTTGTGTTAATGAAATGAAATTAGCCTCTAAAAGAATAACAAACCATTTACCTAGTAGCTGGTGTGGTGAAGAACAAAAGTATTATAATGAAATAAAAAAAGAATTAATTAAAAAATGATAAACATAACAAATGAGTGTAATATGCAACTAATGAAAAGATACAAAGATAACTACTTTGATTTAGCAATAGTTGACCCGCCGTATGGGATTGGGTTTGGAATATTTAATAGAACAAACAAAGCATCTGATGGTACAAGAGTAAAAGCAGATAAATACAAAAATTCTAATTGGGATGATGGAATACCAACAGATGAATATTTTATAGAACTTAAACCAGTTTCTAAAAACCAAATTGTTTGGGGTGGAAATTATTTTCCTTTTTTATGGAGTGAAGGATGCAAGGGTTTTATATTTTGGTATAAAGGAAACCCCGTACCTAATTTTGCAGATGGAGAGTTGGCTTACACTTCTTTTAATAAAGTTGCTAAGATGTACGATTTTAGGTATTACGGAAACTTAGAAGGTAACACAACAGCTATTAAGAAATACCACCCAACCCAAAAACCAATAGATTTATATGAATGGATTTTAGATAATTATGCAGAAAAAGGAAATAAAATACTTGACACGCATTTAGGTTCTGGAAGTATTGCTTTAGCTTGCCACAATAGAGGTTTTGATTTAACGGCTTGCGAATTAGATACAGATTATTATAACGCAGCTACAAAACGTTTAAAAGAACATCAACAACAGTTAACAATGTTTTAATTCCCACGTAGATTTGAGCGCAACCGTGGCGGGTTTTTTAAAATAATTGCTACTAACAATTATTATAACAAGTAAACGTATTACAATACCATGAAAACACTTGCACACACTAAAGTTATAAGAATAGACGAAGAAATGCTAAATACTTTTAAAAACATGAAATATTTAAATATAGATGTAGGCAAATTTATACGTTTAGCCATAAAAGAAAAATTAGAAAAAGAGCATAAATATTTTAAACCAAAAGAAATAGAAGATAGTTTTTCTATTCGATTAAAAAAAGCTATATTAGCGAATCATTAAAAACATAAAAAAACATGACAAAAAAAGCAAGATGGCTAAATAAAAAAGAAGCTGAATTACTAGGTTTTAAAGTGAAAAAAAATGATGGTAAACGAAATCAAAACAGATACCAAGTAGAAGAAGAAGATTGGGAATTTATACAAGCAAAAAGAAGTGCACCTAATAAACGTAAATTTGTAGAAACAATACAAAAATTAGACAAAGATGGTAACTCCATTTCAACTGTTAAAAAATTACAATCTAAACCGATTAAAATTCCAGATAATTTTGAAGTAATAAAAATATCAACTTCCGAAACTACTGGGCAACAATGGGTACAAACAGCACCTAGAAAAATAACACCCTTAGAAGTCGTTGATAGTTTTGACTTTGAAAGTATTATAAAAAAATATATAAACCCTTTAAAAGAAAAAGATTTTATAAACAAAGTAAAAGAAAGTAAAGACTTTGATACTTTAACTTATACAGACGTGCATATAGGTATGGATTCTGACAAAGATAATAACACTATGTATAAATCAGAATGGAATAAAAAAGAGTTGCTTAAATCGGCTGATTTGATTATAGAAAAGACTTTAAACGAAAAGCAAAGCAATATCTTATATATTGACGATTTAGGTGATTTTTTAGATGGTTTTAATGGAGTAACAACTAGGGGCGGTCATTCTTTGCCACAGAATATGACAAACGAACAATGTTTTGATGCAGGTTTAGAATTTAAGTTAAAAGTACTTTATGGAGTAGCAGACCATTACGAGGAAATATACTTTAATAATATCTGCAACGATAATCATTCTGGATCTTTTGGATATTTTGTAAACGAAGCATTTAAGCAAATAGCGGAACTACAATTTAAAAAAGTAACCGTAACAAATCACAGAAAGTTTATAAATCATTATTTTGTTGGAGATATTTGTTTCTTAATCTCACACGGTAAAGATGATAAGTCTTTAAAATTTGGATTTAAACCTCATTTAGATTTAAAAGGTGCTGATAAGATAGACCAATATTGTAAGCAGAATGAAATTTATAAAACAGCTAAGTTAATTATATTTAAAAAAGGAGATAGCCATCAAGCGTTATTTGATATGTGTACAAGTGATGACTTTTACTATTTTAATTACCCTGCACTTTCTCCCAGTTCTAATTGGATTAAAAATAACTTTAAACTAGGTAGACGTGGTTTTGTAAATGAATCTTTTAAAGGTTTAGAATTAACACAAAAAATACATTTTATTAAGTAGTATTTAATGTAAAAATGGATTTATAATTTATACTTAAAAGCATACAATTTGTAAACAATTAAGTAAATTATATCTTTTTAAGTATAATTATAAAAACTTATTTTTAAGCATTATAACAAGTAAAGATACAGATATCAATGAGGTTAAAATTAACCAAATAGGATATCTGTATTTTATTTTTATCACCTCTTTAATTTCTACTTTAGATTGGTAATTACTTTTAAATTCTTTTTGTTTTGACTCAATAATACTGTCTATATTAACTTCTACTTTTATAAGGTTTTTATCGCTGTATAGTTTAACTTTTGTTTTATTAGCTATTAACGTCTTTTCAAATGTCTTTAAAGCACCTAAAGAATCGCACGGACTATCTACATACAAAACCTCTTTAACTGGCTTAAACACCGTTTTAATAAGTTCTTTGTAAATCGTATCTTTAACAATGCGTTCCTTATGTTCGATAGTAGACTTCTTAGCCACACAGCCAATAAAAAAAAATAATAGTAAAAATATATAAGATTTGTTTGTTAGTTTCATTTTATGTTGTATATTTGAGCGCTGATAATAATTTTTCCATGTGTTTTTATGTGTTTTCCCCTTCAATTTTGGAGGGGTTTTTACTTTAAATACATTTCGACCTCTCTTTTACGTCTACGAATTAAGCCGTTTAACCTTACACCGTTGCCAGTTACAGCACAATTTGACCAATAGTTAAACATTTCTTTTCCGCTTAATCTAGTATTTACATTTCTAAATAAATTGTAGTATTTTTTAGTACCATTCTTAGCTATGTAAGTAGCACCAGCGTTATAAACAAAAGAAACTAATGCATCAAATTCATTCTGCTTTAAATCATCACGGCAAAGTTTATTTACTAAAGGCGCAAAAACCTCATTTATATGACCGAGTTTTAACCTTAAAGCCTCATCTTCGTTAATAGGTTTGTCAGCCATTGTAACACGCTTTTTTGTATCAAAGTAATACGTAGTGCCATAACCAATAGTTGGCACTTTAGCGGGGCAAAAATAAGGTTTACTTCTAAAACTCTCAAACTCTTTTAAAAAGTCTAATAATTCTTTTGAAACTTTTGTAATCATTACTTAAAAAAGTATTTAAAAATGAAGTTAAAAAATAAAGCAATTACAGCGCCCGCACCGTACACTTTTGCCTTGTCTATCTGGTTACCTTTCTTTATTTCGTTAATGTCAAAAACGTTAACCTTAACCTGTTCAACTAATCCTTTTTGATTTGTTTTATTATTGTTTTCTAAGTACCCCAATATTTCAGCATTCTTTAATTCCTGCTTATTAACATAACTAGAAAAATCACATGATAATTGAAATTGATCTGATGCTATTTTTTTATTGCTGTCTGCTAATGCGTCTAATTTTAAACTCATTAGTAAAAGAACCTCTTTTTGTGTCTTAACAACTGCCATTTTTACTCTATTTTTTTGTTAATCGCTTTCTTTATCAACTCAATTAACGTTTCATTTTTAAACAGGAATAGTGCACCGCCAATAACAACTAATGAACCTATAAAGCTAATTGATGGTTCTGGGGTTGTAGCATCTTTTACAGCTAAACCCCAAAATATTAAACCTAAAATATTTGTAATTATATTCTTCATTAATAATTTATTTTTTTTAGCAAATAATTAGCCATAGCGGTATGTCCATAGTCATTGGGGTGTAGTCCGTCGGGCATATATAGTGTTAAATTTGTGCTAGTAATTCCACAAAATTGCATTTCTACTACTTCGATACCTAAAAATTTACATGTATCTTTTTCAATATCTCTAAAATCTTGTAATTTTAAAGGAAAATCAGCATCCGTTCCTTGCCATTCGTTGTTAGAATTTATTGGTAATAAGCAAAATATTTTAGCGTTTGGATTGTCATTTTTTAAAGTTTCCATAGTAAACCTAAACGCATCTGCAAAAGTGTATGTTGCGCTGTATGTTTCAATTCCGTTTATACTTGATAAACTTTTTTTAGCGGTAACCCTTACATCTCCTAAAGGATTATCAGCGTTTAAACCAGCAGGATTTTGTGCATTAAAATCATTTACTCCAATTGCAACCGTTATTATTCCGTCAACACCTGTAATTAATTTCGTTCTACTGTACAGCAATAAATTCGTATTAGTAGAAGCACTTGCTAAAGTCACCATAGCACTACTAATACCTCTGTTATTGTATTTTGACAAATTAGCTAAATTCGCAAATATATTTGAGTAACTATTTGCATTTCCTGTTGAACCTATCCCCTGAGTTATAGAATCTCCAAATGCGTGGTAAAAATTAGCAGCTTTTTTAATGGTTTTATTTACAGCTATATTTTCCGCATAAACAGAAAGATTTCCATACAATAACTGAGATGCTTTTGACCCAACAATATATGCCTTAGTTGATCCATCTGGATAAACTAATTTCATTTTTTTTGAAGTAGGTCTATCTGTACTATCGGAATCGCCTTGTGTTCCTAATATATTTAACGCATCATCTGTATATACAGCTAGTGATATATTAGTATTTGACACATTACCACCAGCATCTATATATAGTTGTCTAGTTTCAGAGGTTAAGTCTATAATAGTAAAATTCCAAGACGAACTAGATTGAGGTGTAACATCTGTTTTAGCAACATAACCTTCTATTAACGTTGGTGTTAATTTTATTAAATCCGAACTAAAAAGCCTTAAATTAACATCTTTACCATTTATCTCATTAGTAGGATTTAATATGTATTTTTTAAATTCAAAAATAAGATTTGTACGATACGAAAATCTAACCTTTTGAGCGTTTAAGGGGACTATTAAATCAACTTGTACCTCGTTGGTATTGTCTGGAATTTGTACAGATATAAAGGTTTCATTAGATTCATAGTAGTAAACAGCAGCAACATTTGAGTTATCATTTTTTATCTTAACGTTATATTTAACTCCATCAATTAAAGTAAAAAACCCTGTAGCTCTAAAAGTATTACCACCCACTGCAATTACTTGCCCATTAGACTTATTTAAATACCCCTCAACATCTAAAGCTGTTTTTATAGAGATTAAACTCAATTCAGGCGTAAAAAAACTATTTAAATCTTGTTTTATTTCTTTGTTTTCTTTATAAACAGAACCACTTGATATAGCATTTGTTGAATTTTTTGTAGGCACTGAATCTACGCTTGTTTTATCTAGTTTTAAGGCTAAAGCAGTAGCTTGTAGTGTGCTTACTGGCTTGCTTGCGTCGCTTGTATTATCTACATTACCTAAACCAACCATTGCCTTGGTAATACCTCCAACTGTGCCAGTAAATGTTG